CGAGCGAAGTGCTGCTTAGTTCGTTGAGCAAAGTCGAAAAAAAAAGCATCGCACCGTTGAATTGTTCAAGTGTCATTTGCTCAACGTACGACTGAACGAGTTCGCGGTTTGCCTTGCTGTGTGGTATAATTGTGTATTTTGTTCCTACGCGTTTGTCTATTGGTCGGTAAAGCGTTCCCATTATTTTTACAATGTTCGCGTTTACGTCGGATGCCCAAGTAGAAATATCCGCGTACTCACCCATACTAATTGAGTAAAGGTCGGGAATGAAACCGAAGTCCTTATCTTTGATTGTTATGGTTTCAAAGAACTTCGCGCTTTCATTTAACAACGTTCCTTCAAATGCTGCGAGTAAGGTCGGCAAGTGTTGGAAGGGTATCTGTTCTGCCTGTTCTTTCAGTAGGTTACTGATGCTAACCAACTTGTCAATGTCGCTTTTCGCTGCGTGATAGTCAACGTATTGCTTGACACTAATCGAAGAATAGTCGGCAGGTATGCTTACTTTTATACTCATATTATTTGTTTAAGATCCACAATAAAGACATCCTTCGTCGTCGTCGTCGATTGTGTTCGCTTCGTTGTATATTCTTATTGCTTCCATTTCAACCTGTTCTTTCGTCCACTCTGGATGAAAGGCAGAAATTTGAGATTTGAGAAAGTTTAGTTTATTGTCGTTCATTTGTTCTCTTTATATGTTGCTATGCAAACCGCGTAACGTTGGTTTGCTTCTGGATATTCAGAAACCATTTTGTCGTCGCTCATACAGCGAACAAGAAATTCGTCTTTCGGTTCTGTTGAGGTTGGTATTGGTATTGGCATAATTATATTTTAAGTTTACCCGTTCGGGTGCGTTTTAATTTCGCGCGTGTCCCAGAACATTTCACATTTACCGTTCTTCATTGGTGAAAGGCTGAAGTATGCTTGTCGCCACTCCGAAGGCTTCGCCACATAGCGCAAACACTTTTCTTTTTGGTCGCACCAAATACCGTTACACATTGTTATATCCGCCATTACTTTAATTTTTTGTGCGTTTTGGCGCGTTATACAATCAATTGTTCAACGTAGATTTCATGATGGCTAAGCAATGCGCGAAAGTATTCAAATACTTCCTCGATGCCTTCCTGGTATGCGCCTTCCTGTCGCTCGTTGTACTTGGTGAACTTTCGGTATCCGTTCATGTCGATTTCCCATAACAACATCGCCATATCTTTTGCCTTCATCATACGCTCGAAGTCCATACGATCGTCGCCGTCGGTAAGGTCGAAGGTTAGTGTTGCTTTACTCACAGCTTGTCGTTTATGATTATTTGAATAGGCGCATCGTTAACACCTGCAATTTCATTTCGCTCAACGTACCCTCGTTTCTTTCCTCGTGTCTTCAAATAGAAAATTGTTGCGCTTGTGTTGGGTGCGTCTTGAATACGGATTACTTCACCGTCTGGTGTTGACACCTCGCGGTGCGCTCCCTTAATCAATTCGAACAACTGACTTTCTGCGAAGTCAACAGCAAGATCGGTTAACGATTCAACTGCATTGCGATACGCTTCGTCCTCATTCATCCAACGGTAGTGTGTGCGTCTGTCTATTCCCACAACTTCACACGCTGACGTTACCACTCCCAAAGTACTTTCCAATGCCTTTAGCATAGCGTTCTTTTTTAGTGTAGCACTTTGCGACTTTACTTTGCTTTCTTCCTTGCTCATAATTTATAAATATAAGAACTACCCCAATTTACTTTTGTAATGGTTGATAAGTTGCTCCATTCGTGAGTCGTAGTATTTAGAGAAGGTTTTGAACCCGTCGTTGTCTTGTTCGAATAGTCGAAAGAGAACACCTCTTAATCGTTGTGAAGGCTTCTTTAACGTATCTTCTAACTCTGACTTAAGACTTTCTACTGCATCCAGTTCTTCGCGTTTGAAGTCTTCGTCTTTGAAAGCAAGATAACCGAATTGATTAGCGATAGTAAATAGTTCACTTGCTTGTGAAGGACTTAACTCATTTGTTCCAAAGGTTAGTTTGAGCGTCTTGTCCTTCCTTGTTCCTACTGATTCAAGTTGTGCTGCTATGATTATCATTTGTATGTCATTAAATTTATTAGTATGTCACTAAATATGCAAAGAAAAGAAAAGAACAAAGAAAACGTGTAAGCACTATAAAGAAAGAACAAAAGAAAAAGCTCCCCCGAAAAAGATTACTCTCGCCCTTAAAAGGGCAGTTGCACGATCCAAGCATTGATGTTTTGCAAGTGTAGTCATTGGTTACTTCGCTTTGACTTACGAAGGTAGTTTGTGTTCTTATCCAGTTTGTTTCATTTACTTAAAAAATATACCCCCAATTATTTCAGCCGCCAAGCAAAAATAAAAGGGGGTAGTTTCGCAATGCTTGGCTGTAACAAATATACTTTGAATGTCATTCGTTACAACAATAAGTTATTCACCTATTTCAACATCCTTCATTGATTCTAAAAAAGTATTGATGTCTTTCTTCACGCAGGGCGGACACGTTGAACGCTCGTTGAACGCTCCTGTGGCCTTGTCCTTGAACGAATAGAACTTCAACATATCTTTCTGCTCTAAACGTCCTTGCGCTTTCATATCGAGCAGGAAACGTTTAAACTCTATTTGTTCTTCTAACGACAATACACCTTCCCATTTAGATGCTGGACAAGAAGCGAAGGCAAGTTTTGCCTTAATAGGCATAACGCAGCCACACAACTTAATCGACTTGCGACGATATAATACTTCGGTTTCTACTTCGTCTCCCACGATCAAAGTTCCACAGCTTTGAGTCGATGCTTCAAAGAATTTACAGGCGCGACATATCTCTAAACGTCGCTTATACTCATTTGATTTTGCGAATAACATTTGCTCTTATTTTTTGTTTGATTGAATCAATTGTTCTGTATAAGAATACGGTTGGTATTCCTGTTTGTTTGGAAAACTCGCGGTAGGTGAATCCTTCAAAAATATATTCTTGAAATATCAATCGTTCGAACTCCGTTAGTCGACTTATAAGAATGTCTAACTGCTCGTTGGTCATTCGTGCGCCTAACCACGTCTTGTCGACTTCGTGCGCGTATTCTTTAAAGTCGCGTCTATTTCTGTTCCAAGCGATTGTTTGGCGGTAAAAAGGCGACGTTGGACTGTTGACTGCAAGATACATAACACGGATAAGATAGAACTCAAAGTCGCCTGTATCGATTAGATTCTCAATGTGCTTTGAACCAAACATAGAAAGCAAAGAATCGTGAAGAAGATCCTCGTAGTAATCCTCACCTCGCGAAATGTTCTTCGCAAGTTCTTTGAACTTTTTGTAATGTCCTTCTATGTATTGGTCAAGTGTCACTCACTAAAGTATTCGTCTATTACTTTGATTGCTTCCTCGTTTCCCTTACAAATATACGAAGCATACCCCCTGTTTCGTAATTGCTCCTGCCAACGCTTCTGCTCTGGTGATGCAGTACCACCCTTTTCCTTCTTCATCTCTATTGCAAGACCAAAAAACGCACCGCGTGGTTCGTAAATGAATAGATCGGGAAAGCCTTTGACGTATCCAGTCCTTGCCATTTTGATTCGTTGTGAATCACTTGTCCACATACCACCCGCAGAAGCGCAATAAAGAGCATCGGGATATGCTAAACGAAGGTACTTTATTACAATTTCTTGTTGGTTCGATTCGCTTTCGGGTGTTGTTTTACGCTTTACAACACTTTTTTTATACGTTTTCTTAAAAGTTTTCACGTTCATTTTCAATTAGTTAAAGATTATTTTCAAAAAAAGATTGTTTTTTTTGTTGTGTATTCAAAAGTTTAGCATACATTTGGGAATCGAATAACAACAAAAACAAAAATAAACAAATAATCAATAACAAAATCAAAATGCAAAACACAATTATCAAAGCGGGAAACCACTTAATTAGCATTGGAAGAGAAGGGCAATTTGTAGCAATTCTTTCTCCTTCAACACACAAATTTGTTGAACTTTTTAGAAGCAAAACAAACAAGCGCCTGCAGAAAGCAAAGCGTGAGTTCAAAGCGTTTTTGAATAGTAGTGATACATTTACATTTGAACATTTTAGTCAAGATCAAACAACACGTTTAATTGAAATTCTAAAAGGTTAATAATAAATCAAAAACAAATCAAATGAAAAAAACACTTATCTACATCGCGATACTATTCGCAGCAATGTTAATCGCAGGAACGATTGACGAATCAACAAGACAATTAGAACAAACCCCAAACCACACAACAAACAAATGATAAACACCGAAGAATTTTTTAACGACCTTGAAAACATCAACAACAATTTTTTAAACACAAAACAAGAAAACAAAATGAAAGTAGAACTAATCGAAGAAGTAAAGTACAACGAAACTCTTTACTGGTTAAAAATTGACGTAAGCTATGTAGGTTGCTTTACAACTTACGAAGCCGCAAAACAAGAATTTGACAAAGCGGTATGTTTTGAACCACGTCAAACAGTCCTTGAATCAAAAGAAATCTAAAACAACCAAATCAAATGAACAATGAAAACAAATGCAAAACACCACTTCTATTTCCAGAAGACATCAATGAAATTCAAGAAGCTATTATCGTCGCCCAAAATTATTGGGGTGATAAGAGAAATGGAACATTGGATTGGGATGCGTATTGCTCCTATAGAATTGACAAACTTGAACGAGTATTCAAGCACATTGTTACAACGACTTGGAAAGAACTACCAGAGCCGCCACAAGAAATCTAACTTTGTTTGTGTTTATTCTTCAGCGTCAGCCTACAATCTCAGCCACAACGAGATTGCAGAGAACATTGAGAAATGTCAAAAACTTTCAGAAGCGCGTTGGAACGACCAATTAATTGAATACATTTGTAACCACTAAAATCAAATAACTATGAAATCATTTTATTGCCCTCGCGTTTCTTATTGCTTCACGAAAGATGATATGAACACGCTCAACGAACGAATTAAAGTCATTGCAAACAATTACAACGACGATGTAACAGGTTGGTTTGATGTTAATGAAGAACAACATCTTATATTCATTGATGAACAAGATAATATGTACACCATTCATTTGCGAGGTCGCTTCTGGAGAGCTGACGAACCAAACTTTGACTTGGAATTTGTACGACTTGAAAAGGACGGTATATCATTTCACTTTGACACAGAAATGTTTGACGAAACGGTATAATGGGTTATTTCAAACGAATCAACGAGCAAAGCGACATCCACGACAGCCAGTTGAGACACATTCAAAGCGACGAAGAACTGGCTGTAAAGTTCGAACAATATCTAAATTCATTCAACAACAAACAAATAAATAACAACAACATGAGCATAATTGCCCAACAAACAAACAACACAGGCGGTCAAACAGTACCCGCAGGAACGCACGTCGCAAGATGTTACCAAATCATTCACATCGGTACTATCGTTGACACCTATCAAGGCGAAGAAAAGTTAGTCAACAAGGTTCGTCTGGTCTTCGAACTACCTTTAGAAACCGCAGACTTTGGTAAAGGTGAACAACCATTCTCAATAGGTCGCGACTTTACACTTTCAATGCACGAGAAAAGCGGACTTCGCGCCTTCGTTCAATCTTGGTTAGGTAAGTCAATGAGCGACGCAGAAGCAAACAAATTCGACATTGGTACTTTGTTAGGTAAAGAAGCTATGGTTTCAGTAATGCACCGCACAGCGAACACAGGGCGCACTTACGCAGACTTAAAGGGAGCGTCGCCACTTGCTAAAGGTATGACTTGCCCACCACAGGTGAACTCAGCCTTCTTGTTGGACTACGACAGCGAAGACTTTGACTTGCGTTTCAAGATGCTTCCAGAGTGGCTTCAAAACAAAGTAAGTTCTTCTGCTGAATTTAGTCAACGATTGGACAAAGCAGCGGATCAAATGAACAAAGCGAAAGCAATGTTGGAACAAAGCGGTTTAGTTAAACCACAAGAGAACGAAGACGACCTACCTTTCTAAATTAATAAGATGTTATAAAAGGGTGTTATTTCAGACATAATGCCCTTTTATGACACTTAACGAATCAAAATCAATACAATGAAAAAATTAGTAAGCCTTGAAAAACGCGTTGAAAATCTACTGAAGAAGTATAAATTTCTCCGCAACAACAACAAAGCACTCTGCGTAAAAATTTGGGAACAACAGTTCGACGAACGCAAAGATATAACAAGCAACTTCTTCGCTATGTACGAAAGCGGAAAGTATGTAAGCGCGGACAACATTACACGCATCGCACGTTTAGTTAAAGAACACAATCCAGAGTTACGCGGAACGAATCACGCTACCAATAAGAAGAAAGAGCAATTGATTAAACCACTATTAAAGAAATGAACAAACAAATTTATTCAACTCCATTCGGTCGCCTTGTCAAGATTAACTTTAAGACGATGCAGAACTTCAAGAACGTTCTCCGCATAAGCGATCCAACGGCGCGTCTTTATGTTACGCATCCAGAGCGAATGAGAATCAAAGACTTCAACAACATTTGTCTTCACACAGGACTTTCACGCGAAGAAGTATTCAGCACTTTTACACCAACTATTTTAATTAACGAAGAAAATGACTAACGAACAAATAAGACAGCAAATAGTAGATATGATTCCTTTTGCACACATGGAACGTTTCGAAACACTATGGACGATGCTAACCCCGAAATACGAGCGTTTGAGTATGGAACAGATTAAACAACAGCAAGAACTTGAGAATGAACGTGAGGTGTTCTGGTCAGCACTTGAAGATGTTGTGTGCAGCGTTGTAGGTATTCAATCGCAAATGCTTTACACTCCAACAAGAAAACGCGAAATAGTAACAGCACGACAAATTATTTTCTTTCTTGTGCGTCCTTGTTACTTTCAAAGTTTTCATTCGATAGGTAAGCACTACGGCAAAGACCACGCTACCGTTATGCACGGAATTAAGCAGGCTACTTGGCAAATAGAGTGCGACAAAAGCTACGCTGCAACTGTTGAAAGAATCTGCGAATTGATGAACGCAATAGGTTATGCTAAACCTATTAAATTTTTCACTAAGTTTGTCGAGCATATCGAACACCAAAAGGAACTCGAAGCAAAAAGAAAAGCCAAACTAAAATAAATCAAAACCTATGAAAGACTATTGTAGAAACTGCGATGCAGAACAAATCGAAGAACGCATTGCAGAAATTAAAAAAGAAAACATTCGCTTCCGTGAATACGACGACAGCGACATTCAAGAAATGTTTGAAGACGAAATAGGTCTTTGTTATGAATGTACTTGCGAAGAAAACGCAGACTTTGAAAGGGACGAATACTAAAACTAAAATGATGCTAATACTACAACTAAAAAAGAGAATCGAGATTCTTGAAGCGCAAATAAAGGAACAAGACCAAAAGATAAACGATATTCTTATTCGCTTATCCGTTCCACAAGCAAACCTTCCAGTCACGACGAAAGAAAAGAAGACAGCGTTCGTCAAACCAACGGTTGTTGAAATCTACGAATACGCTTGTGAGAAACTAAGCAACGACGACGCGCTTAAATTTACCGAGAAATTCCACGCTCATTATGAAGCAAATGGTTGGAAGGTGGGACGCAATCCAATGAAGGATTGGAAGGCTGCCGTTCGTAAGTGGGATTTAAGTACATTCGCAACAACAAACCAACAAACAAAAATCAAAAATGGAAAATTCGATTCAGACGCTGCGCAACGCATATACAACGACGCTCACAATTACACAAAGGGTTGATCGTGCGGAAAGAGAAAGCGCATTCGTAGCCGACTACGACTTGCCAACGTTCGTCAAGTTATGCTCGAAGGTCTGCGCTATGTATGGAATAGCGTTACCCGAAGCGCAACTGTTGCAAATGTTGCACGAGTTCATAGGCAAACACTTTCGTTGGGTTACATTCGAACACTTCAATCTTGCGTTTGAATTGAACGCAGCGAATGAACTGACAAAGAAGTGTGAACACTTTGGCGCATTAAGCGTGTCGTTTATTGGTGATGTACTTACTCACTACAAACCACACAGAGACAAGGCGAATCTACAAATTCAGCGTGAAATAGCGCAATCAATTGAGGAAAAAGCAGAACTAATAAAAGAAAACGAAATGGCGGTGAACGACGACAGCTGGAGACGAATGTTGAAGGAAGACATAGACAGCTTCAAACAAGGCAAATACACAACCTTAGAATTGCGAGGTGTGTCAATGATGCGGTGGTTAGAAGAAAGTAAGCGTATAACGGCTGACACTTTCACAGACGACGAATACAAACTTTGTAAAGCGAAGGCACGCAAGACTATCTACTTTGAGCAAAACTTGAATAAACCAATGGTCGAAAGAATGAGTGACCGCAAACGACAACTACTCAAAGAATCAATTGCTTTCGAAGGTATGCGTGAGCTTTATAAATTATATTTAAGTAAGCAATGAATCACGGATCGTTATTTAGTGGAATAGGTGGCTTTGATTTAGCCGCTGAATGGATGGGCTGGAACAACACGTTTCATTGTGAATGGATGCCTTTTCCACGCAAAGTTTTAAGTCATTATTTCCCAAATTCAATTAGTTATGAAGACATCACAAAGACAGATTTCTCTATTCACAGAGGAACAATTGACATACTCACAGGCGGATTTCCTTGCCAACCTTACTCAAGCGCAGGGAAGCGACTTGGGAAAGAGGACGAGCGACACCTCTGGCCGCATATGCTCAGAGCAATTTCAGAGATTAAGCCAACCTACGTTGTGGGCGAAAACGTTCGTGGACTTACTAATTGGAACGGGGGAGTGGTCTTCGAAGAAGTGTGCGTTGACTTGGAAAGTCAAGGGTACACCGTACAACCGATACTTTTGCCAGCTTGTGCCGTCGGTGCGCCACACCGAAGAGATAGAGTTTGGTTCGTCGCTTACAATGCTGCCTACTCCAATAGCAGGAGATTGGAAAGGTCAGAAGAGGTCGGACGGAACAGCATCAATGCTAAGTGGGAAAGCGAGTTTGGGACTACTTCCAACACCGACGGTTTTCGACAGCACGAATGCGAGTGCAACAATGAAGAGCAGCCAAGTGAAAGAAGGTTCGATGCACTCAATGACATTACCAAGAATGTTGAGTATGGGGCTGCTGCATACCCCAAGAACATCGGACAAGAATATGCATTGGAAAACGGAGAACTGGAAAGGGGACGATTTAGGCAGTCAAATAAACGAGGCTTTTGGAAC